GGTGATGGGAAGTTCTGGGGCCTTCGCGGCTTGGTCGATCTGGACAAGCTGGTGGAGGACGCCGTACGCGAGTATCCGAATGCGTCACGTGGTACGAAGCGCCAATCTCAGTTCCGCGTCATTCAACTCATGGGTGACGAGAAGAGTGCCAACGGGTATTCGATGGGAACGGCGGTTGCGAAGCGGAACAGCGATGACTCGGAATCTCCTGCGGAGTCCTTGGGCAACGAACCCCAGCCGGATATCGACAAGCCGTTGATCTACCGACGCGAAGAGCTTCTGACCAAGGACGTGCGCGATCCATTAGCCCAGTTGTTCTACGAGCCCTACGTGTACCGTGCGATTGAAAGCGCAGAGACGTGGTTCGACAGTGAAGAATGGTATGTGTCGCGCGGTCTGCCCTGGCGCCTCGGCTGGTTGCTGTCCGGACCGGCAGGTACTGGCAAGTCGGCACTGGTGCAGGCGATTGCTGAAAAGCTCGGCGTGCGCCTGTACATGTACAACCTCGCTACCATGAGCGATCAGGAGTTCCGCAGCGAGTGGAACAACATGACCACTCCGTGCGTGGCCTGCTTCGAGGACTTCGACAACGTGTTCGTCGGCCGTGAGAATCAGACTGCGCACAAGTCGCTGTCCTTCGACACGATCCTGAATGCCTTGTCCGGTGTGCAAACCCGAAGCGGCGTGTTCCTGATCGTGACCACCAACCATCCCGAGAAGCTGGACAGTGCGATGGGTACTGCGCCGCGCTTCGAGGACGCAGGTGTAACGTCTGCGGTCAGCACTCGCCCGGGTCGTCTGGACGTCGAGATTCATCTGGGCCTGATGGGCGTTCCCAATCGCCTGCGCATGGCCGACAAGATGCTCAGTGACTGGCAGGACCTGCACGCCGAGGTCATGGCCATCGAAGGTGAGTACACGCCAGCCCAGTTCCAGGAAATTTGCACGCAGCGCGCGCTGGTACGCATCGCCGAAGAGCGCAAGGGCAGGTTGGCACTGGCACAGTCCGACGAGGCCGAAAGCAAAATCGCGGCGTAACGTAATTTGAGTCCAGTTAGTGAGGACTCAACCATGACGCTACTCGATGGCACTGCGGCCTACAAGGCTAAGAAGGACACCAAGTTCAAGCAACGCAAGCACATCTTCTACGGTCGGGAGTTGACTCTCCAAGGCTACGAGGCGCTGGCGTTGAAACACTTGGTCGAGGTGATGGGAGTAAAGCCCAAGGACATTGTCACCGAGTGCGAGAACGACTTTACGAAGACGCTTGGCATTCGGTACAAGTACAACGGCGAATGGCGCACGTACATCCCTGATGCGTATGTCATTTCCAAACGGACCATCATTGAGTGCAAGAGCATCCACACGCTCGGCCTCAGAAGCAACAAGAAGCGTGGCTGGAGCATGACGTGCGCAAAGGCACGGGCCACGCGGGAGAAGGGTTACGACATAATCCTGCTCCTCATGCGAGACGACGGAACGCGCATCAAGATGCCCAAGGGCTGGTACAACATGAAGAAGGCCCAGGTACTTGAGGCGCTTGCAGACGAGCTGGACAATTCCAAGTCTGTAAAGCTGTTCTAACGAATTGGTCATGTGGTGGAATTCGCTTCGATGGCGAGCAGCTTGGCGACACGCTGATTCAGGGCAGCGTGGATTTGGCTGCGCGCTGGTACGCGAAGGCACAGGGGAGCTTGTGCGCTCAATCACTGCTTGGGAACTGGCGCGTGCGCTGGCCCAGGTATCTGCGGGTTTAACTCCCGCCATGACCAACCTATTTGCAACCACTATCGGTAGACCCACAAAGTATGAAGCAGAATCATCCCGTTGAAGTTCGCAAGGTGCGCGGCATGGGTCGTGGTGTGTTCGCCACGAAGTCCTTCAAGGTCGACGACGTTATCGAAGTCTGTCCAGTGATCCTGTTCCCGCACAGCGAGAAGACGAAGCGTGACCATGACACCTATGGTTACAGCTTCCGTTGGAACAAGAACAACGTGGCGATCAGTCTCGGGTTTGGCAGCCTGTACAACCACAGCTACGAGCCCAACGCGGTTGTCGTGCAGGACCTCAAGGCACTGACGATGACCATCCATGCTCTCCGCCCTATCTCTGCGGGCGAGCAACTGTTTATCAACTACAACGGTCCTGCGGACGATAAGTCTCCCCTTTGGTTCACCTGAGGACAGGACCTCTATTGAGGAGTACCGTGTCATGGCTGAGGTCAAGCCGAGCCGAAAGTTCTACGTGGTGTTGCAGACGAGGAGCATCCGCCTGCCGCACAATCTGAAACTGGAAACAACGGCGACCACGGAAGGCATCGCAAAGAATCACGCACTCTACCATCTGCGCAAGCATGGTCATGATGCGTTCCGTGTGACCAGGAGAGTGTTCGCTCCACACCTTACCATGCTGCGGGAGTACCTGCTCTCGGATCAAGGACATACGTTCGTCCAGTTCGTGGACGAGGACTCAGAACTGTGGGCGCGCTCCCTGGATCTTCGCGCCTACTTGCCAAACAAACCGAGGTAACAAATGTACGAACAGGAAATCGAGAACGGCGCCATCGTCGCCTGCCAGCTTGCATCGGGCATGATCGTCATGGGCCATACCGAAGACTGGATGAACACCGGCCCGGGTGAACGTCCGAGCCACGAGGAGTACGTCTATCTCCACCGCCCGCTGATCTTCACCCTGAGCAGCGACAAGGACGGCAATCAGGCCGCGGTGTTTAGCCAGCTGTGCCCGTTCGGCCGTGAAGTCATGGACTACCTGCCGCTGCGTCGCATCCAGCTGATCGACGAGCCGTATCTGCCAGAAGGCCAGCTGGAAGCCGCGTACATCGAAGCTGCGCTGGATCGCTTCGGTCCGGCCACTGCCGAGAAGAGTTCGACGGTGCTGAACTTCCTGCTCGACAACGACGTGTACGCGAAGCTGGTCGGCGCGCCGCAGAGCGTCGAGGCTGACACCGATGCCGAAGACGACGTGGAAATCGAAGACGCCGACGATGAAGGTCCGGACGTCAGCGACGGCCATGACCACGAAGGCTTCCCCGGCGGCTGTGAGCGTTTCGGCCACAGCGCCGACACCTGCCCTGAACGTTTCACCAAGGGCTAAACCCGAATAGCGTGTCTGCCCGGGCCTTTCCGGGCAGTCTACGTTTTAGGGCATAAGGAAATGCAGTAATGGCTAGACGTAAGACGGCGCTCAAGGCTCTACCAGCCAACGCGCATCCTCTTGGTATCGGTGAAGCCGAAGACCAGTTGTATGTCATCCGTAGCGAGGCTCAAGCGTGCCTTCGCGAAGACGACACTGAATCCTACAAGGGCTTCCGCTCACACGGTCCCGTTGAAATCCGTGGCATGTGCCCGCACGGCGTCGATACGATCTACCAGCTGTACTTCACCTACCTGCCGTCGAGAGGCGGCGTGACAGTAGAACAACAACGCTTGATGAACTTTGCCAAGGTGCTGGCAATGCGATTGGTTAGTCCTGACGCATACGCCCGTGATCTTGCGAACTACCTGTGCATCGGTCAGGCCCAGTTTGACAACGGGGAACTGCTGGCACTAGGCGGCATCAACTCGGAAGCGGCTGCTATCCACATCCGAGGTTACACCTGCTGTAAGCCGTGCAGCAAGCACATGAATGGCAACACCCTGATACGAATCCACAATGCCGCGCGCTGGACGGAGTCCGACCTGAATCGGGAACTGGAACGTGCGTGGACTACTCAGCAGCAGACCAAACTACAATACGAGGATTGACGTACATGGACAACAGCCTTTTGCCGACGATCGGTGAGCAAGTAATCGACCTCTACAAGCGCACGGTCAAGACCGATGGTGTGCAGAGCGGTAACTTCGATGAAGAGACCATGCGCTGGGCCATCGAAGAGGTCGGTCGCAACCTGATCGCCAGCTACGCCCGTGCCGAGAAGCTCTCGCAGACCCACGAAACGCTGGAGAGCGCCGCCAAGTGGAATGCGCTGGTCGGCAGTTCGCGCATTCGTGTGCTGGGATCGTCCGGCCTCACGACCGAGAAGTCCTACTACGGTGAAGATCGTCAGGGCTATGCCCATCTGGGTCTGGAGCTCTGGACCATCGGACCTGGCCACGAAACGGACAACCTCGGCGGGTTCTCGGGCAACGACTGGCTGGAGAAGTACGTCAACATCATGCGTGAGAACCAGGGCACGCTGAACACCGGCATGGAAGTCCGTACGCCGCTGAACTACGTGCTGCGCAGCGACGACGTGCAGTGGATCATCAACTCGGCCAACGAGGTTGGTGTCCGTGTCGGCAACCAGTGCTTCTTCTACCACGAAAGCCGCAGTGTGCAGTACAGCGCGGCAGCCGGGTTGAAGTTCCGGCCGATCTGCTCCCGCGATATGGGCAACCTCAGCGAACTGATGATCCGCCGTGTGCGCGAAGATACGTCGGGCCCGGAATGGCAGCTGGTCAAGAGCTATGAAGGCACCATGCGCCGGCTGGTTCCCGACGACGTGGCGAGTCATCGTGTTTCGTGGCGCAACATGCTGGTCGAGGCCAAGAAGGCCAATCTCGCCAACATGGAGCTCGATCACGACGAGCGCACAGGCAACGATTCGTACTACGACCACGAGATTCGCAGGTTCGATAGCGTGTTCGACGAACTGGCGACGATCAGCCACCATCTGGCATCGTACCCGCATCCCGACCACAAGCTGACGCCGGCTATCACCGTCTCGGCTCAGGAGGCGTAATGGCCAACCACATCTTCAACACCCGCTACCAGATCGACCTGCTCGACTACATGCTGACCTGCAATCAGGCGCTGCGTGAAGGCTGCGATCTGCCTGAGCCTCCGAACAAGGAGTATCGTCGGGGTGCGGACGGTGGCATATCGGTTGATGCCATTTGGTCGCAGCTGTACGGCCAGATGTACCGTATCTCGGACCATGCACACTACGCACGCATCGGTAGCAACGACGAGGACATTGCCAATCAGGCCCAGCGTATGCTCGATCGGATTCACCAGTCGGCCGATCCCACCGACATTGCTCTGCCCGGCTTGGTGCCGCGCTTGGTCCAGATCGGTATGGACACGCGCACGTACTGCCGCATTCTGATTCGCCCTGTCGATAAGCCGGTGCTGCCTGATCCGACCGCGCCGCGTCAGTTCTTCCAGAACCTGATGCCGCTTGGCGCCAAGTGGGAACACGCGTTGGTTGACGTGCAGTTCACCAACAAGCCGACTCCCACCGGGGACGTACACAACGGCTACTGCACGGTGAATGACAATGCTTGCGAGATTTACCAACGCATGGCAGAAGTCGTCGAAAGCTGCGATGCAACCATTCGTCAGGTCAAGCCGTTCGACTTCGATGGCCTCAATTTCCAACTGAC